AAAAGGTGATGTTTTTTCATCTCTACTTTGCCTTAAATTAATACTAGAGGCAGTAAGATTTTCAAGCGTATAGCTTTCGCCACCAAGTGATTTAATTTCTCCCACATAACCTATTTGTATTTGCTCATCTGGAAGATCCAAAAGTGAATTAGGAGGATATTGCCAATCAACAATTGCTGTGATAATTCGAGCTTCTCTAAATTTATCAGAAAAAAGTAAATTTTCGTCAATATTATCACTAAAAGCACCTCTGTATTCTTGATTATCCGATTGTATTCCTAATTGCTTTTCTATTGCAGTCGGATCAAGAGCTTGCTTTGCCCGAAATACTACTTCACCAATTTTTAAGTCTTGGGAAAAATTTGTATAACCAAGCTTTTCTCCGTTTGTAAGTTCAATTAAAACGCAATAACAAAGCCTTAAAACAGGATTTGCAAAAGAATCTTCTAACCCTGAATCTTGTTGTATTCCCTCAGTAAATCTCCTTATCTGTAATTCTCCAAGTGAATAAATTTGTAAAGAGGTTTGGTTTTGGTAGCTCAAAGAAACAGAGTTAAACCGGGATAAGATTGATAAACCGTTAACTAAATCAGGATAACGAAATGTTGATCCTGACCCCTTAGCGCACAACCATAGGGCAATCAAATAATCAATATCTTTTTGAGATAAAGTTTTTCTTTGTTGTAAAGAGCTAATGTCAGAGGGAGTATTTCTCCGAGAAAATCTTTTTCTTTCTCCACTAGATAAACTAATAGTATTTGTCTCAAATTCAGGAGAAATTGTACACCTTTTAGTTAAATTTAAATTAAAATCGTGATTTAAGTCCGAAGAAAAAACATCACTAGGTAGCAATGCAATTTCAGGCTCAATTCTTGATTCTCGTAAAATTAATTTTGGGATAGAAAAAATAGCGTTATCTCTATTTTTTGTAATAGGTTGATAATCTAGTTTGTCTTCTTCAAAATGACACAATACCTTAAAAGTGCCTTCCCAAGTTAATTTTGGGCTATTAGGAGGTGGATTGTTGAAAACTATTTTACCAGGAGCTACTATATATTCTGACGGTGGTATTTCTGTAGTTCCTTGATAGATTTTTAGGCTATCAATATCTGGATAAAGAATAGGTCTGTGATGAACGTTATTGCCGCAGGAATATTTTTTAATCAAAATAAATTCTGTATTTACTCCATTGTGTTCTGGGCTAAATATTCCTTCTGTGTTATCTTGATTAGTTAAATTAGTCATGGTGTTCTATCAAATCCTGAGTTGTTAAGATCAAAAGCTCAATAAGTAAACTGTCCATCTACCGTATCTACAGGCGCATACTATTAACAATAAAATTGCTTAGTTGGCAATAAATAAGAGGTGTAAATAGGCTTTTTTTTACTTGATAGTCAGAAAGGTCACGATAAAGAAAGTCTTTTTTTGATCCTTTCATTTCTTCATGAAAGTCGAGAATAGCATTTAAATCATCAGATTGTAACGTAGTTCGAGCAAGATTGAACACTCTAATAGGGCTAGACCATTCCACTATTCGTTGTTCTGCCCCTTCTGTGTTTTCTAGTAAAGAATTAGAAAACTGAATTTCTGTTTGATAGTCTTTATCTGGAATAATAGGAAATTCAGGAGTATTTACTGGGTAAGGATCATCAGGAAAATCAGTCTGATTAATGACACGAATAATGTCAATTACTGTAACATCATAAGCTAGTTTTTTGGGTTCGCTTACAGTGCCAGAATAAGTGTAGTTTTTACTGGTTCTCTCTAAGGGGATTATGTCAGCAATTGAACCAGTGTAACGAGAGTTGTACTGATCAGAAGGAATAGAAAAAATACTTACTTGTTGACCGTATTTGCTAACTATTTTCCAGAATTGACCAAATAGATTAATTCCACCAACAGTTTTCAATGTCGGTTCTTTGTCCCACGAAATTGATATACCAGTACGCCAAAATATAGGATTATCTTGACTTCCATCTAAGCTTTTTTCTCTAGCAGTTCCAAAAACGTGATAATAGATCATACTAAACTAACCCTGTAGCCCACACTCTCATTAATAAAGATTCGTTCCCTATTTTCGCCACGCATTTCCAAGTGTCTATATTAGAGCCATCAGGATCAATTCCTTTATTTGGATGTATTCCCCCCACAGGAATATCCAAAGAGCATTTTAAAAGATTCGGAACATATCCAACGGCTTTATTAGGAGCTACATTATCTCTTAAATAAAATTCTGTTGCATTAGCTCCGGGGGTAGCGGTTTGACAAGAGACAAGATAATTGGCAATAGGATCTGGAGTTGTTGCTGTTGGTAACACAAAGTTTTGCCTAGCACTCCCTCCCAATGATGGACGGCCGGCCGCTCTACTATTAGAATCTGGTCCAGTCGTCCATAAAAAATAAGCATTCTGAACAAAATCCGATTGAGGAAACAAAGGGTTTCTTAGCCATCCGCAACTAAAAAAGGTATGCCGTTGCATATTATTATCAAGATAATTATCGTTGAAAATACTTAAACTGTGCGAATTCAAAACTGCCCAATAATAAGATGAAGGACGGTTAAAAATAAGAGTAAGCAAGTTAAGACAGTTAATTGCACAATATTGGGCATCCATCGTCGTCGTCGAAGGGTTTCCAGTAGTGCGACTTATTCCTAGATTGTTAAATCTGAATTTTGACGCAGTTACGGGCAAACTTAGTGATTCAAAACTAACTGGTAAAATTAAATGAAACCCTGTAGTGGCATCTGCGAGAGCGCAAGGTTGTCCAAAAAAACCATTTATCCAATTAGCGCATTGAATGCGTGTAAATCCCAAAGACTCTGGGGCCCAATCTAGATTATTAGTTGTCCAGCCATAGTAGGAGTTACCGACGTTGTCATTGTTAATTAAGGGTAAGTTCATAGAGTGTAATTTTATAAAGAATGATCTTGTCCGTTAACGCTGAATTGAAAAGCGCTAAATGTAACAGAAAAACTATTACTCCAAGTACCTCCTTGATTAGTACTCTTAAAGGGATTATCACCAATCAACCAACCAGGAGACCCTGTTTGGTCGGGTAAGGTAGTAAAGCCCCAAAGATCTTGCCCACTACCCTCTGAAATCCCCGCAACTAACCAGTAGTCAGTATTAGAGGCTAATCTTTGCGGATTAGTAATAGTAAAAATGTAATCCCTAGTAGTGTTAAGAGTGAAACTAGGGTTAGTAAAACTGGCTATCTGGCTACCGAGTCCTCCAAGGCTGACGTTATAGAGCCTGACAAATAAATTGGGATTTGCAGTCGTTTTTGCTAACCGAAGAGTGACCGAGTTAATAGTATAGCCATAACTGCCACTGCCAGTCGTAAAACTTGAACGTAGCCATTGATTATTATTTATCGAAAATCCTGAGTTAGTTGTGTGAGTTAAATTACTAACAAGATTTACGACCATTGTACCTGGCCAGTGCAACCATCTAGACATATTTTCTTCCTATAGTAAAAAATAAATGCTTAGGGTTATCAACAGCAGAAACAACAAGTTCTAAACTGTTTCCTACGCTAAGAAGATTCCCTGTTGTTACGGGAACAGTTAATCGAGTAGAAGTAATAGATAGATTATTTAAATTAGGGACATCTATTCCATTAATTTTAACCGATATAGTAGCTGTACCAGATTGAGTTACGGCACTAAAGCTTAGGATATTATACCCTTTTAATAAAGCGAAATCAAGAGGATAAGTTTGAACAACAGGAGATTCTATGTCCCCAGAATATTGTTCGGTATTATCGTCAATACTATTAATTTGATTTTGGAGTTTGCCAAAAGCCTGTAAAATATTATCAGTAGCAGTTATTTCGCCACCAGTAGTTATATTTAAAGCCGTCAATGAAGTCGATAAAACTTTTGAGAAGAAACCGAAGAATCCTTTATTTCCTGATTCTTTCCCGTAGAAAGTATCATTACTAGGATTCCCTACAATTTCATCAGATCTAGCCACTGTCCCGAACGATGATCCCCCGTAATCAGCGATAAGCATATCCCCCGTGACTCTTATTTGCCAATCTATACCATTAAAAAATATTACTTCTCCAGAAACAGAAAAAACTGTTAGTCCAGTAAAAGGCTGCCAGAATTTCCAAGTTCCTGTAGGCAAGCCATTCAAGCCAATTACGGGATAAGCTATCTGATTAGTTTTTCCCGCCCATGCCCCAGTAGCTCCTGCGGGGACAATATAGTAGCTATCTATACTTTGAGGAATTGGGGGTGTGGTAAGGGTATAGGAAAGAATAGGCGCGGAGCCTATAGAAATAAGTCTAAATAGCTCGTTAGCTATTTGTTCCTTGTATTCCTGGGAAGATGCCAGTAATAATCCATTAGAGCCGAATATTGTCCCAGACATCTCCAAATTCCTCTTTCATCTTGGCTTTTACCCAGTTATTGTTCTCGATTTTACAAAGACTTTTCAAGTAAGCCTCGTAATTATTCAAGTCATTTTCATTATAGTCTTTTTTGAAGATTGCGTGTAACTTCCAAGATTTAGGGGGCATCCAGTCTTTGCTTAGTCTAGGATTTTTAAATGTTTTGATCATCCATCCCCGGACACTTTCAATATGCTCACCTTTTTTGTAAGCTTCCTTGAGAGCGTACTTGTAGGCTAGGTATAATTCTCTATCTTTATCGTGAATTATAATCTCTAGTCTTTCGTTAGCGATTTGTTTCTTTTCTTTTGTTGGAAATTCATGTCCACAATGAGGACAGATACGAGCGGAAGCGTAGGTTATTTTATTGCAATTTTCGCACTCTTTAGTCGGAGCTTGTCCTTTTTGGGTATCAGAAGATGTAAAAAGCTTAGGATACTCTACATCCTCGATAAATCCATGCTCGGTTACGTTCCCCGCTTGATCCAAAATCAGACAATCAATCTTGTCTAACCAGCTACAAAGCCGTTGACCCCGACCAGTCATCTGAATATAAAGAGTTCTGCTCTTAGTTGGCCTAGCGTGAATAATGCAAGAAATTGCGGGCAAATTAAATCCAATTCCACAAGTATTAATATTTACAATCCCCCGCAATCTCAATTCAGCTACTTTTCTAAATATTTCTCTTCTTTCCTGCTCTGGTGTTTCGGCTGTGATAATGGCCGTGGGAACACCCCTCTCGTTAAATTCTGTACAGAGGCTTTTAGCGTGTTCTACACCCGCAGCAAAACAAACAAATTGTCTCCCTTGACCGAGCCTGCGATACTCGGAAACTGTTGATTTTACCGCCTCAAGACAACGAATCTCTAACTGACTAGCATCAAAATCACCGCCATTAATTTTTACTCCTTTAGTATTAATTTTATTTTTAGTTCCAAAATAAACACAACCGACAAGCGCGCCACGTTCGATCATTTCTTTTGGAGTGGGGCCAGTTATTTGAACCTCAAAAATATCTCCCAACTCTTCACGCTTCGATAACCGCCACGGGGTTGCTGTTAATCCAATTACAAGGCGATTATCTACTGGTAGGGTTTTCCCTAAAAAAAGATGCTGTTGTTTACGAATGATTTCCCATGCCGAGTTTATTTCTTGTAATATCTCTTTTGACTCAGCGTGAACTAGACTAAGGTGTTTGCATTTTTCTTTAGCTTCCTCAAAAGTGATTTTATAAGGTTCTATGTCTTCTCTTTCTACAGCGATACCTAATACTGCTAATTCGTCACGAATGTCTTTGATTGAGGTTGTTTGCTTACCGTTTTTAAGGTTGGGAAAGCTATCTTTAAACCATTGGCAGTAAGCTGATAGATGAACTTCATCGGCTAGTATTACTTCGGGATTAAACCAAGTAATATCTCGTCCTCTAGATAAGGTTTGAGTTGTTGCAATTTGTACTAATTGGTTTCTATCTTCTTTGTAGTTACCAGCAATTACTCCGGCAGTTAATCCAAATTTCCCCAAAGTTTCTAGGGTTTGCTCAATAAGTACCGTAAAAGGTACTACGATTAAAGTCCGTCGCTGTCTTTTTACAGCAGCATCGTAAATTATCTGGCAAAAAAATACTGTTTTACCCCATCCGCAAGGGGCAACGACTAAGGCTCTTTTGTAGATTTTTAGAGCGTCATACAGTTCTCTTTTAAGAGCTTTTTGGTCATCTCTTAATTGAATTTGTGGTTTAGTCGGTGCAAAAAGTGTTTGTGTTTGTAGTGTTGGTGTCATAATATTAGGTGATTGTCTTGATAAAATTTGATATAGCTTCTGCTATTTCGCCTGTCTTGTCACGAATAAAGGTAATCTCCTCTTGTTTGTCAGAGATTCCAAAACCTGAGTAATACCCATTATCTGGATCACCATACTCTTTACATATGGCTATTTCTTTTATTTTTCCTGTTCTTAAATCAAATATCGTACCAGTTACTCTGATTTCTGGTATCAAGCTAAAGCTTGGTATAAAACCACAAAAAACTCTGACATGGGCTATGGTCTGACTATCTAAAATAACTTTGGCATTACCTATTAAGTAAATTTGTTTATCAAATTTTAATTGCCATTCCGACCAAAGAAAATTTTTAAACGACCAACTGTTCCAGTCAGAATTATCGTTATATTCTTTGTGACAAAAAGCCGCAATTTTTTTAAGTATATCTATTTTTTTTGAGCGTCCCATAGCTTCTGACTTTCGAAAAAACTCTTCTGCTGTTATTGCCATAGTGTTACCTCAGATTATATTTTGGTTTTAATAAAATCTATAGTCAATTGTAAGCAACTATCTTTCTTAACCTTTTTAGACAAATCTATTTTGATTTGTATTTCATTTTCGATAAAGTCTAAGATAGGTTTTATTATTTTTTTTGTTTCTGGTAGTAAAATATCCAAATGTTTACCATCTCCTAGTATTTTTTTCTTGTTTGATTTTATTTCAACCCAGCTAAGATAAGGTACAAAATTATACTCTAAAACTAAATAAGCTTCTACTGTAACTATTAATTTCTTAGAATATTTATTTTGAAACTCAATCCACACTTCGTATTGACATTGGACTAGACATTGAGAAAACATATGCAGTGTTCCTTGTAGATAAGAAAATCCGTCTTCTGTTTTTATTTGCCATTCTGAGTAATTAGAATGGCTAAAAGTTTCTCTACAAAAAACCTCAATTTGTTTTAATGCTTCTATTTTGTTCATTAGTATTAATCCTTGATCTCAATTGTTTTAATAAAGCCTATGATAGTTTCCATTATTTTTGTTGCTTCTGGAATCAAAATATTGAACTCTTCTTTGTTTCCGCTTGGATAAAGATTATATCTTGAGGTTTCATTGTTTCTGTCGAGACTGTAGTTCCAATGCAGGACAACCAAAGACCCGCCTAACGTACCTTCTATTGTGATTTTTTCAAAGCATTTGTTTATCGATTGATATTCAGTCGAAATTCCTCGACATTCAATCAAAACTTCATACTTTTTGTTTTTTATTAACTTACCATAAGTTTTGTAAAGATAATTTTCTTTAATTACCAAAGTTCCTATTAAACGAATACATTTGTCGTCTGCGACTGTATCCCACTCTGAGATGTCCACTGTATCGTATTCGGAGATACTCATCTGCTCAAAAGTTTTTTTAAAGAAATCAGAGATTTCTTTAAGTGACGCTTTTTTTAATAGTTCCATTGTTATTACCTCAAATACAAATAACTAAATCGTTGACACAAACATTGACAAATTCCTTGCAGTCGTATCGAGAATTATTGCAAGCTTGAATAATAGAGGTATTTTCTTCAACAGAAATAATCATTCCTGACCCTTTATAAAGAATACGATGACCAATGAAGTCGCTAGTTATCGGGTCGTATATTGGCTTGTTTGTAATCGAATAAACTAGATGAGAAGTATCTATTCGGATACAATTTAATTTACCACGGTTTATTACTACTTTAAAATTATCGATAACTTCAATTACCTTAGCTGGATACGTTCCTTTAGGCGGAAGTCCTAACTTTTTGTTTGTCGCCATTGTTTTAACTCTTAGTAATGTTTTTACTCTTGGATTTCATCGAGAATAAAGTTAAAAATATTTAACATTATTTTTCGAGATTGTTTGGATAATACCCAATCTTTTTCGTTCCACTCATCAACAGTCTCTGCGTAAAAACAAAACTCATAAATTTAGTAAGACTATAAACTCGCCAACCCAATCTAATGAATTTAAAGCACACCATCCTTTTACATACAAGCCTTCACTGTATTCACTGTATTCATCGACTGAACCACTGTCACCAACTTTTAATAGCATTTCTATTTCAGGCGAATCGGTTAAATCAGTTACTCCCTGAATAGTTTGATGGTATTGATCGTAATTAAGTTTGTGGAATATCCATTTTAAATCTGGGTATTTTTCTTTACAAAACTTAAATAGTTTTTCCGCTACTAACTGTGTGTCCATGTGTTGCTCCTATTTACTCTTGAATCTCATCGAGAATGAAAGTGAAAATGTCTAGCATTACTTTTCGAGTTTCTCTGTATTTGTTATCAAAATAATCAGATTTTGGCTTTCTAATATAATCAAATGCTATTTGATTCTCATAAGAATAGTTATTGTCTCTATCGTCAGGGTTTATCCATAATTCAAACGCGCCTACATGATACGCTTCGCATGAAATACGCTTAAGCAGATTATCCAGAAAAACCTCTATTATTAATTCATTAGGAAAAAGTGAACACTGAATTATATTATTTTCAGAGTCAAGATTCCATCTTAAATTTGGATAACTTCTGTGACAGAATTCCAATATTTTCCCTGTTACTTGTTTTATGTCCATTTGTTACTCCTGTCTATTCTTGGATTTCGTCTTCAATAAAATTAAAGATTTCTCTCACTATTTTTCTGGCTTGTTTTACTACACTCCAGCTATCATCATTCCACTCGTCATGGGTTGCAATCATAAACTCTAACTCGCTATTCTTATCATGGTTTAGACTCACTTGAAAACTACCTGACCAGGGAAGTAAGGATTTTTCTTCTGATTGAGATATTAGAAGCAACCCTAGTATATGATCGTAAGTAGCTTCTTTTTCGTAAGAATAACGCTCTTGTTTTTCATATGAGCGAATTTCTAGTTCTAGTTTAAACAAAGAGCAAGAACCAAAAATAAAGTGAATATCCTTACAACCATCAATATCATTATAAGAGTAATTCCATACCCATTTTAAATCTGGGTATCTTCCCTCACAAAAATTAAATAACTTTTCCGCTATTTGCCATGTGTTCATTTGTTACTCCTGTTGGGTAAATTTACTAAGAAATACCTACTGATTCCTCTACTACGATACCATGATGACCGTTGCGGCTTAAAGCGTCTAAATAAGCCATTAATCGGCTTTCGTGCATAGAAGCTTTAATCTTGCAAGGCTTATTTCTTCTATCTATTGTCCTAATTGTGTATTTCATTTTCTCCAATCCTTTAGGTGTCTTTTGCAGTGATCTAGGTGCGCTTTAAATCTTTTGGCAGACTCTTGCTCATCTGTCCCTCTGATAAGTCCCTTGTTTTTATCAATGTCATCCTGACTTGATAATTTAGCCCATGCTTTTTTAGTTTCTTTTGCCATGATTACACCTTTACTTTTTCAAATCCACGCTGTTCTAAAATTTTATTATACTCTTTGATTTTCGAGTATAAAGCGTCACGTTTTTTGCGTACATTTTCCCCAGTTTCCTGCTTGGAAATTCGATATTGTTCTGCGTAAAAATCAGCGTAATAACTAATTTTAGCAGTGTCCATATTTGCAATAAGCCTCATGATTTTCTCCTTGATTCATTACTTAAATCTTACATTATTTTACTAGAATTGTCAAGAAATTTCTGTGAAATCTTCTTTTCTAAAACAGTAAAAATGTTCTCCTTTTGTGAGGCGATCAATTGATTCAAAGTGATAGTAGATTCCTATGGCAGTCTTAATAATCCCCAGTGGTTTGCACTGGGGGAAAATTTGACCATAGGAATTAACACGATAAATCTTTTTAGGGTATCGGGAAGGAATATATTGTCCGATCATAGGTACTAGAGACGGGAATTGAACCCGCAAAACTTAATTAAATCTACTCCTGACGAAACGCCCTTCCCTCACTCAATCTTTGCCAAGTTCGGTGGATTCGCAAATTTCAGTTTTGAAACAAAAAATAACTTTATTTTTTGCATTAAGTCCCTTTTCGGTTGAAGGCTCCGTTTCAGCCTTTAGCTACCAAGCTACTCTAGCACTTCAATCCTATCAGGGACTCCTAAAATTGTCAATCCTATCAGGTATTTATATCCTGTAGATAACAGTTAGAGAATGGAATTGAAAAAGTGATCGCAGACCCATTTAAGGTAGTTTCTACCCTCAAAAGCCATTGATTGTCAAAAGTGTCAAAAGTTGCTTCTATAACTTTTCCGACCGCTCTTGGTGGGATAGTTCGCTCTCCTATCTCTACAGATGCAGCCGTTCGTATTAATACGGTTTCTTTTTCAAGATCAGGGAGGCTATCGATATGGACACCATCAGCCGATAACTCATCGACTGGCTCTGATTCAACTTCTACTATCTCAGTGTCAGAAACTGGTTCGGGTTTTGGTGTGGGAGTGGGAGCCTGGACAATTTCTTCTTTTATCTCTGATTGGTATTCTAGGGATTCATCCTCTATCTCAAAAGCTTCTAATTCTTTTGGCTCTTGATAGTGTAATACCATACCCCTTGATTTGATCTCTAGTCGTCCATAACCAGCTTGTTCCAACTGAGTAAGTAGGGTACGGGCGATAGATGTATTTACTTTTTCCCCATTAATTTTACGCCCGCCGAATTTTTGGGCAACGTCCCGAGGTTTAATTTGACCTGCGCCTTTAACGATCTCCCAGATTTCGGATAAAATTCCCTGTACTGGATTTTCGTCCTGAGACGTAACTCCTTGAATTGTCAGGAATTGACTGATATAGAAGTCGGTCATCTTAGCAGCTTTAATGGCTGTTTGCACAGGAATACTGTAAAGATTAGTATTATCTGGATCAAATATCCAATTCAGAAGATGGATGCTTAATGTAAGCCTTAAAAAAGTCTTCATTTGCTTTCCTAGATAGGAAGCAAATGATGGATTAATCGCTCGATACTTCTTAATAAGTATCTCGTAGTGATACTTAATACCCCAGGCATAACTTTCTCCGATTTCGCTAAACCAGCAATTATAAGGATCGATAATCCCATTTTCATCAGCTTCTAGGCTAATTCCACTGATTTGATTGACCAGTGTTTCGATACACTCATCGATAGAATTAGGGTCTTCTGGCGGCTTACCAGGACGAGGATCAAGGGGTTCGTGTAGCAAGAAAAGATACCGAGAAACTGCCCCATCGACATCATTAGATAAATCAAGATATTTCCTGAGTTTCTCGACTTGTATCCCACCTAATTTATTAAGTGTTTGCCCATCTAAATAGTATCGATTGTCTTTGTTTACGCGGTCAAAAGTATTTCGGATAGGGCCATTCCAGTTACTTAAGTCTCGTTGCCGGTCATTACCTTTACCGCCTGATCGGTACTGATTTAATCCTTCAAAAAATCCCGATAATTCGTCATATACGACTACCCCACCTTGCCAAGAAGGTTGCGAGGACATCGTTTTTAAGATGCCATCAAGAGTGCCTTCATCGTAAAACCACCGACGCGCCTGACAGTGTTCTTTCTCATAAAGACGAGGGTTGATTTCAGCGTTTGTTTTGTTTGCCTTGCGATCTGACGCTGACATCTCTTGCCACGCAGCTTTTAGATCGTCTAGTGTGGATTGTTCCTTAGTAACTCTTTTCTGCTCGGCTAAATCTTTTCTTTTCAAAACCCGACAAACTTCGTTTTGAGTGAGAGTTTTACCAGTGGAAACCCCGCCCAAATCTGCACAATAGAATATCGGGTATTCCTTCCAGCATTCCCTTTCTCTTACAGTAGTTCGGAGGTTAATTGCAAACCGACTTCCTAAAATAGCTCCTAGTATTGGCCATAAAGAATGCAGTAATCTGATTGGGGGTTGATTTAATGTCTTGGCACGGCTTATAATCGCTTCGGCTAAAGGTTTCGGAAGTATCTCAAAAAGATCAATCTCCTTCTGCTGATAATGCTTACCTTTCAGGAACCCTTCTAATCCTGATTTGATAGCGTCCCCTTCTGCTATTTCTGTTTTACGGATTTCAATTAAATGTCGTATGTCCGATGGTTTTTTACCAGTGGCTTTTGCCCACAGATCGACTTTTTCTTGCCACTGAGTTCGGGTGATTTCTTCCTGACCAATACAGCCGTCAATAGCTGTTATTAGGTCTTGAAAAGTCATCGTTTCTGTTACTGTGACTTCTTTTTCTTTGCTCTCTTTTATTTCTTTTGGTTTATCAACTATCGAAGTTAGTAATGTATCGAGAGTTACCTTCTTTTCTTCAATCCAATTAAGAATATCTACCCCTTGAGAATCTGGTAAATGATTCCACAAAGGAGAATCTGGATAGGCATAAAGCCATTTTGCATCGGGGAAATCTTGATAAATTTTCTGGCAGTGAGCCACTCCCCCTTTGTCGCGATCAGGGCATAAAATCAGATTTGCTCCCTTTAAAGCTTCTGTGTGGGACGGTTGCCATTTTTTTGATCCGCCTATATTGCAAGTGGCAACCAGCCCAAACGACTCAAGCCTTTCTACCTTAGTCTCGCCTTCTACTACAAATATCTGGGTCCCTTCTTTAATAGCCTTTTCTAGGCGGTTCTGACGATAAAGAGGTATATCTTTGTACTCAATATCACCTATGCCCCACTTCCAAGTTTTACCATTGTCTGTATAGTGCTGCTGTTTAATATCCTTTTTCCAAATACCATCTTCTTGATAGTCCTTCCGGCACACACGGATTCTCGCCCCACTGGTAAGAGGAGGATAAAGAAAATATTGAGTTTTTTCGGTTTTGTAGTCGGAAAATTTGACTTCTTTTTTTAAAAAGTAGATTGTTTTGCCCTGACTATCTACTTTAGAAGATTTTTCCCATCCTGCTGCGGGTTCCTGATCTCGATTGCAGACCGAGAGTAAATTGCCGTCTTCAGATGTGTACATATAGCACCAATCAGGCTTACCACAGTGAGGGCAAGGATTGTTTTTATCGATCTTGACACGATTCGAGGATTGTGTTACCATAGTTTCTATATAAAAAGTGTTTTGTTTACACGACCCGCTTCCGAGCGGGTTTTTTGTTGGGGGGATAAGGTGGATTAGAACAAATCAAGGTATCTACTATCCTAGCAGAATTTTCTTGATCGGTAAATACTACACTTGCACTACACCTGTAAATCCTTGTTACGCTTAGGTTTTAGGTTATGCAAAGAGTTGTAAAAGGCATCTTCGCCCTCTTTTCTGGCAGTGAGTTCGTCCTCAATGGGGATAAAAAGATAGAACTTTAGTGCAATTTCAATTGCCTCTTGGGTTTTTAGTCCTAAAATCTCTGATCTTTGGCACATCTCGTCCCATAGTTCTTTTTTAACCCGGATTGACACAACTTTTATTGGAGCATCTTGATTGGCAGACATAGTTTATACAGAATTTTCTATATTGTATCATAAAAGTCGAGATTGCTTGTAAGTTTTTTGTAAGTTTTTTACAAGGCAGTGTAAGATAAGGGTATCTTATCAAAATACACTTTTATGGCTACACCACGATTCAATAGCGACGGAACACCCCGCAAACGAGTAAAAGCCTCGGCCTTGACAGAAAAAGGGATAAGCAAAATGTCCGACACCATTAAGGCAAAAAGGACGGGGCTAGGTATGACCCAAGCCGAATTTACTGAGTGGATACTAAAAGAAGGCCGGCGATTGGGATTACCTGGCACAGAATTTTCTGGGGGAGCGGTTCAAAACTGGGAGCTAAAAAATATCGCTAGTTGCCCTGATCTAGGGAATATGCGATTACTAGCTGCTGTATTTGGCCTTGATACAGATTCTTTTGTGAATTATCTTAATGGCGACTGGCCAACAATTCAGGATTTTCTAAAAGATACAATCAATCAAAAAAAGGATTGTATTAAAAATCCTAATTTAGTTCCCGAACTTTTTCAGGAAGCTGATCCTCAAGTTAAAGCAAAGCTTGTAATTAAAGAAGTTGAGTCTCTTTACTCAAAGCTAGATGAGTTGCAGAAGATGATTAAAGAGATCGATCTAGAAGATGTGAAAGCTTTTCTGTGTTCTGCCCCAAAGGATTTACAGAAAGAAGTTTACCAATATTTACAGGAGAAACTGATCGGAGCATAACAGAAAAAAACAGAGGGTTAACCCTCTGTTTTTTATTTGAGATTTATTGGAACATATCATTTGTTGCTTGATATGTTCCAACTGGAGTAAATCCTTGTTTATCTTTTCGGTTAATTCCATAATCACTTAAGTACGGACCGTAAAGGGGAATACTTTCTAAATGTCTATAATAATCCTTTAAGCTCCATCGGCTGCCATCAGAAAATACATAAACTGTATATCCGTAAACTATTTCAATTTTTTCTAGACTCCCAAGTATTCTTTTTGAATGAACACTTCTAAAAATCTTTTTTTCTGCCTGTTTTTTTTCTTGTTCTATTTTTTCTGGACTCAGTTGTACGGGGTCAAGCTGAGGCCACTCTGTGTGACGAGAAGGACAATCTGAGACGAAAAAAGACATAATACTCCTAATTGTTTTGATTTTTAGTTGATAACTGATAGCTAATTTTAAACTAATCTAACTTAGATAGTAAAGCTTCAATTGTTTTTAGCCCATTCCCCGCCGCTACACATCCGTCTTTAGAAGCTAAAAGCGACAAATCTACAAGTATTAATTCAAAAAAGACTGTTTTTTCTTCTTTACTAGCAAAGGGAAAAACTAAATCACCGACTACATCTGTTAGTTTTTCGGCCATTAGTGAAGTCTGTGTAGGATCGCTGTAATAGTCAATTTTTTGGCTCATTGTTTTTCTCTGATTTATTTAGTAATTTTCTACTGATAACTGACAACTAATCCTAACTTAATCTTTCTACAAAATTAATAACTTTTTCCCATAATTCTTTAGGAAAGTCCACACTAATTGTATTATCATCTGTTTGTCTTGCGTTCCCCTCGTTTACTAGAGTGATCAGCAGATATTTAACTTCTTTAGCTTTCGGAGTAAGCTTAATTGGTTTTGGCTCTGTTTCGTCACTGGGTTTTACGTTTCCATCAGAGTCTAAAAAAGTTGGATTTTTGGACTCTATAAGGTTAGCTGCTACAGATTGAACTAATTCTCCAGTGGCTTTTATCCCTTTTTCTTCCGCTATAGCTACAGTCTCTAAAAGAACATTTTCTTTCTCCGAGAGTGTTAGTTCATTTTTCCTTACAAGATTGTGTAAAGTCGTCTCCGATACTTTACCTTCGATTGCTTTTAATGTCGGACTAGACATCGAAGAAATCTCTAGAGTCCGATCATATTCTGATTTTTTCCATCCAGTTTTTTCGCAAAACTGTTGGTAGGACTGTTCTTCAGTTAAACCAGCTAATCTATCCTCGTGTAAATGCCGTCTGATCAGTTTCGCTTTGTCGTACACCGATAGTTTTTCGCTATCAGTGCCGTAGGAGAGCATTTGATACTCTAAATCACGGACGGTTAGCCCGCCCGACAAAGGCTTAATAATTGCTAGAACGTTAGGAATTATTATTTCTTGAGAGGCTAAAAACAACCAAGCTAATACCCTTCGATGCCCGTCCATAGGAAACAGTCGATCACCGTCTGCAATCAAGTGTAAAGGTTGATAGATTACGCCCGATGCCAGTATCTTATCGGCTAGTTCTTTAATCAACTCTAAGTCGTAGGTAACGCGGGTATTCCATCCGTTTTCCCCTGCGATAGCCTCGATTAAATCGAGGCTAAAGGTTAAAAGAGTTTCATCAGGCAAGACGTGCATCTTGCCGTTGTCACGAAGCCCTATTCTTGGCCCGACAAAGTGACTATTGGCTAATCTGAAAGAAATTAGCTGGGGATCGACTACGATTAACTCTCCTCTTGCAGACCCATAAGTTCTGATTTTGTCTCTTGATTTTGCGCTCATTTTGTTACTCCTCAGTTGTGCTTGGGTTGTAAGTTAGTCCCCAGATGTGAGACGTTCCGTATATTTCTTTATAATCACCCTCTACTACAAAATTAGAGGCTATAGCGATAGCTTCCATAAACAAGTTAGCATCCTTTTTCAACTGTTTAGGGATAGGAACATCTGTCTTACAAAAAGCAAGAAATAACCACACCCAAAATGTTATTTTCTTTGTAATAGATTGATTCCAATCGTAATTACCAAGAACAAGACAATCCATTATATTGCCCTTGATTGCGGATTTATAAAACAGTTCTAAATAGTCTAATTTAGGATTCTGTTTCACTTCTAATAGTAAAGTATCAACGTATTGTTTAGCTTCGGTAGGCAAGCTATTGTATTTTCTCTGAACTAGCATTGCGCGTTGAATGTCCATTGGGTTACTCCTTCTGTAGATTATTTTTAGTTGTTTCTTGCTTTATTCGTAGTCCCATCAATGGGAGAATGACATAACCCTCCTTTACAAGGTAACTAGCTATAACAAAAGATTGTAGAAAAAGACAATAGTTTTTCTTGAGAAGATTAGGTATTGCTACACCTGTTAAAATCGAAAAGATAAACTGGAGTATAGCAGTTTTAAAACGCCAAAAACATCCTACTTTCCTATTTGAATCAGCGTCAATAAATGCACTGCTTAAAAGACATTCTATATCATTGTCATCTGCTTTGATTACGCTTTCATAAACTCCTTCTAGTAGTTTTGATACAAAGGGGTTTTTTGATGTTTTAAGAACTAAGCGATCAACATATTGCTTGGCTTCTGTTGGCAACTCAGCGTAGCTTAAGTTGATTAGCACTCGATAGGTCAGGCTTTTCATTTTTTTACCCCTTAGTTGTATTGTCGGTTATTTCTTTATACCAGCTTTTTTCTGCTAGAAAAATCGACGCTAGTGTTAAAGCTTCTCTGAAAAGATCAAAATCTTTTTTAAGAGGAGAAGGAATAGCAACTCCTGTACATATAGGCATGAGAATAGTTATAACCCAAAATTTAACCCGATTAATAAAAGAGAGATTCCATTTACCATCGAATAAGTACAGATAGACGTATCCTTTTTGTATATCTCCTTCCCACCACCAGATTAATATCTCTTTAGTTATTTGGCTAGTTTGAGATTTTTTTAATAAATCATCAATCCAATTTTTTGAGTCAAGAGATAATTCGAGATATTTATTTTTAATCATAAGCTTATACAGCTCCTCTTTGAGATGCGAGTTGATGTTCACTGTTTTACTCCCCAATTGTGCTAGTTTTTACTTTTAAGGCATTTTTAGGTCTTCATAGCGTTTTCCCCATTCGTTAACAAGAATCGTAATTTCTGGAAGATTAATCGCCTTACCTTTAATCCATATATACGGATTATTTGATTCCGATAAACTTGTTAATGTTTCAAATAGCAAGTTCGTAGAATTGAAATCTACAAATGTTAGATTAATCTTGATTACTTTTTTAGTCTTGCCAGAATCGCAAGTAATCTCAAAATCTGCCCTTAATTGCTGTACTTGATCAATACCTACACTAAAAACTAGGTTAGCTACCAATCCATGTAAGCAAATACTTTCGACTTGCCCTGTACTTAAAACTTTCCATTGGTTTTTGCTGCTTTCAACTAAGATTTCTTGTATTTGCTGGAAAGTCAGTTTATTCCACCAATCACGACTTAAAAGATTCAGATTCATTTAATACTCCTTAATGCCATTAACTGTTCTGGGTTATATTTCATAAAAAGACGTAAATTAGGAGCCACGATAGATAAAGCTTTAACTTGTCGTTCTAAACTCCAATCTTTCATTAATTCTTTTTGGTGTGTCATTGGTTTACTCCTAATGGTTTTTAAGTGAATTACTTTTATCGTCTAACAAAACGCTAGGATCGGCGCTGGGAAAAGAAAAAATAGTTAGCCACGGACACTGATAAAAAAACGCTTACCAGGAAACCTCGGAGAAAACGGAAAATACTTCCAGTATTTTATTGGCCTTGCTATTAACCGATATTGTTGTCCTAAAAAGATAAAATCCGTCATGTCATTTTCTGGAGATCGGAGCATTTTGATTATTTTGAAAACTGGGAACACAGACATTGATTTACTCCTAATAAGTTGCTGATAACTGACAACTGACAACTGGCAACTAATTAAAAATCTTCACTGAGAAGTTCACCAGGATCAATATTTTCACTGCGAACTTCTATTACTGGCTTTAGCCTTGCGTCTATAGCTTTTTTTAGGAGGTCGGCTAATTCTTTTTCAGAGGTTGCTTGTTGGGCTATTTGTTCTGCTTCTGATTGAGGCAATCCTTGACCTACAGCCCAAGTAATTCCAGCTTTTTTACGATTATCTGATAGTGATTGCAAAGCGTTGAACATTTTTACGTTTCCCGTTGACGCAGGAGTTAGAGTTCTGATAGGTTCTACATTTCCCGTAAATTGCTGAAAAGCTTTTGTTTCGATTATTTGCAATACTTGAGAAGCACTATTAGGGTGAACACGGATTGATAAAAGACTAAAAGTCTTTCGTCCCCTTTTTCCGTCTGGTAAGGGATAAGATAGCTCTCTTGACCCGCGTTCTAATAGAAAAGGGATACCAATCAAACTACCAGCCGATGTTTCAATAGCTAGTAGTTGCTCTGTTAGTCCAATAATATCCCACTTTGAATGGGTTTCGACTTCAAAGTATCCTAGTTCACCTAATTTAGATAAAACAATCTGCAATCGCCCAACTTGCTTGCATTTACACCCTGAATAACTTCTGTCAGGATTTTGTTGTCGTTTGCACGGGATGGGATTAGTGGCAATCATTTTGCCAGCTTGTTGGTAGATATGTTGCTTTTCTTCGTCACAACGAGAAACTAATCCCGTAGCTCCCCAATCTTCCATCCAGCAAGGAAATACTTGATCTGTATAAGGAAAAGGTAATAAGCAATCTAATTGCTTTGGTTCTTTCCCGTAAATAGCGGTAAATTTTTCGTTGATTCCTTGAATATCAGAATCAATGCGAAAATATTCTAAATCATCTCCGCTTATTAGAGTGCCAGGTCTTTTAGGGTTTTCTTTTTTTTCTCCCCCTTTGCGAATTTTACCTAATAAAGGGAACCGGGCTTGTCTTGTTGTCAAAGATTTTATAGGCATTGTTTTTACTCCTAAAAAGGAAGGTTACTCTGTAATTCAGAATAAATAGATGATGGAAACTCATCTATTTCTTTACCAGCAAAATACTTGACCACACTTGGGCAAGTGACATTATGAGCCTCTGTTACTTCCAGAAGTTTCGACATAACCACTTGCTGTGCTTGATTTAAAAGAAATTCATAGCAAGCATCAGCATCTTCGCCGTCTTCTGGTTTCCCATGAATATTTATACTCACATTCACAGACTCAAAGTTACCGAGATTGATTTTCTGTCCATAATCTACCGAGATATGGGTGATAAGCATCTCTCCTCTAAAATTTGATTAGTACAATCTTATAGTAAATTGCTAGAATTGTCAAGCATTTTTAAGAAAAAACTTGCAAAAAACTTACAAAAAGATAATAGTACAGAAGAACTAAGTTATTATCGTTAATAGATTGTAGATAAGGATATTAACAATGAAAGTCTTGATATATATAGGTTTCATCCTTTGTTGATACTGTTAACGCTATCCCCCAATATTATTTTTTTTACACTCTTATTGTCTAGTCTGTTTATTATTCCTTCCTTTTTATTTTTCCTCTATGATCCGTCAACGGCATTAACAAAGCCTGAAACCTAGTCAGGGTAAAGGTTTCGATTGTCGATAACCCTATTAACAATCTGGTTACAAAAGAACAGTAGATATATTTGATACAAAAGTACCTATAGTGACACTTGATAAACTGGCACACTTCGCCAACACCTGTCGAGAGAATTGATCTATATTAGAAAAGTAAGTAAAACACACATCACAGATATGGCTAACTCCAAAAAGGTAATGACTGCTCAAGAATTTGCTGATTATATCAACCTCCGGACTACCACTCCTGAAATTTTAACTGCTGCAGAAGTAGCCCATTACAGAAGATCATATTATCTCCCAGGGTCTTTACTAACCAAGGCTTTTGCTGAAAAAATTATTCAGCGATGGAATAGTATAGATATGGAGAAAGACGGAGATCCTTATGGGATATTGGGATGTAACACTAGATAGTAAATCGTCAGTTATCAGCAAACAATCATTAATAAGAGTAAAACAATGGTAAATGAAAAAATGCTAATGGGTCGTAATAATTTATTAGAAGAGTCGAGAAAAACAAAAACTCAAAAAGTTAGAATAGCGTGGCATTTTTCCAAAATTTAACTGGCAGAATTTATAGATCGTGAAAAAGAATTATCTGGACACGGAAAATGGTTTGATTATAGCGAAATAGCTACGCTCGAAGCTTGGGTTTGTAAAATGAATAAAGAATATGACGACATATTCCATTATCTTCAATTTTGTGAGAAATAGCTTGTAATTATGCCCCTAAAATTACATCTCGCTAATCCCACTATGTCAGGCGATAATGGTCTTGATTCCAATCAAATAATCGTTGCCAGTGATTCTTTAAAAGGCACTGGATAGCTTGAATTTTGAAAAACTCGTACTGTGTAAGCCGATTGGACTGACCCCCAATCGGCTATTTGTTGTGCCTCTGTGTAAACGACGCTTCGGGCTGACAATACTGACCATTCTCGTTTTATTGTGTTTCCATCGTAAATTCTAACTACATAGCTGTCCAACTCTCCTGCTGCGTAAGCAATATCAATATAGTCGATCCAACGACCATCTAACCGCGTCCGTCGATACCAAGTAATAATTAAATCGTTGTTATCTTTTTCCCCTCTTACAGCACAAGGGAAAGGCTTTAATCCTTCTAAAGTAATTGTGTGAGTAGTCTCGTTCTCTATATCAGTTTCAAGTAATCCATTAGGAACTACTTTTAATAAATATTCTCGATTAATATCAGAAAGATTTAAGGGGAATCGAACTAAAGAATTAGTTAGTAGCACAAATTTTTCCCCTATTATATGCTTAGAAATGGCTGGTTCAGTTCCTTTGACTCCACGAATTGTATATGAAATATCAAAGGTCAAGGGATTGTTGGACACAATAGTAGCATTTTTAAACGCTATAATTTCTCCGGTAGAGAACCAGCCTAATTGTTTGCCCGATAGAAAAGCTTCAAGGGTAACTGGCTCTAATTGCCCTGAATTTATGCTTACTCGTATCCAATTTAAATCGTCAATAAAACTAGGAGAAGCGTTGTTAAAATTTGGGGAGAAGCTTAATACAGTACCAGTTACGCTGTTGACAACATTGCCAACAGCAAAATCATAACTTAAGCCGTTGTCATCGGAATAAAATAAGGCTCCTCTGTTAAAACTAGAGTTACCTTCAATCGCCACATAAATTCCCATGTCTGTATCTCGGCTACTAACTATTGGGCATTCAATAGGAATAGCGTTAGCGCGTCCGTAGGGACGAGGAATGTTATTGTCTGGTGGAAATTCGTTATCTATAGGAATATCTGGTAAATATCCTACTCCTTGAAATCGAGTAGCTTCAATTTCAATTAAATAATTTACTCCTCTTACTTTCTTTGTAACCTGCATCAATTCTTGATGATAATTGTTATTATTATCAGTAAAAATTATATCCCCAACCTTTAAATTTTCCCATGCTGGTAATAAAAACATTTTTGAAAAAGTTTTTGATTGCGTTTTCCCTAAAAAAAGAATTTTTGAGGCGATATTCATGAAAAACATATCTATATCTATTAGTTTAGTTTGAAAACTAAACTCGTTTGTGTGAGTATCTGATGGGTCTTTAGCTACTGCGGTAATAGTTTCATAATTTTTTAAAACATTTAGCCCAGATACCGTAACAGCACTAGGGGTTTCTCTAAAATGAGTCAGTTTTTTTTCATTAAGGTCAATAGGATTTTCTCCAAATTTTTTAGACCCAAAAGAGCTTTTAGGGATAAAAATAGGATCAGATGATTGTTCTTGTCTTTTAAAAATGATTTTATCTTTTGGCTCCCCTGTCACAATAAAAAAAGCTCTCATAAGTTCTTCTAACTGATCAGCAAAAGATGTCCCATCAAACAATAAATCAAATCCTTGAATTTGGTAATCATTAGGAATATCAGTTACGTCAATTTGATCGTCTGTTCTACCAGCTAATTTACAAATAGTTTTCAAAATATCTTTTATTTTTGGATTGTTTCCACTTTCTCCAATCACTTCAATATCAATAGTAGGAAATCCAGTGCCGTCGTAATTAGCAATCGGATAATTATTAAAAACTAAAAAAGACATTCCAGTAAAAGCAGGTACTGGATTAGATTCTTTTGACTGAATTACTGACGATGGTGTAGTTTGATTGCCAGTATAAATAGTTGTATGTTCAATAAATTTTAGGCTTTTTTCGTCATTGGTTTCAGAATTGTAAACAAGGACGCTATTCATCCAAACTCGCCTAACAGAGCCAATTTTTCTAGCAATTAGATAAGCGGCTGTCAGAAAATAAGTGTAAACTTCGGTAGTTTGCCCACCACCACCACCTTTTCCGCCTTGTCTTTCGGACGTGACGACTTCCTTAAGAGGAATCCCCCACATCATAGTTAGCCCTTCTTTCCTCACCCTTCCAAAAGGATAGGATAGGCTTCTGCCGTATTCAGCATCGGGAACACCAGTATCCTCAATTTTTCCTTTTTGTTGGGTAGGGGGTTTAGGAGCAAATAGAGATAATAATAGGTTAGCTCCGATCCCTATTGCTACGGGAATGAGAAAATTAGCCACGGCTTTTTAAAAGATAGTATTTTCTCTATTCTAAGTGGATTGGGCTAGATTTGCACTAGCGTGGAATTACTCTACAGATTTACAGTCTGTCGCCTTCGACTACTCGGCCACCAATCCTTGTTTAAATTTATCTTACTATAATTCTTAATGCTTGTCAATCATATTGGTTTTTGATTTTCTTGATTCTTTTGAGATTCTTGCAAATTAAGAAGTTGAAGCATTGCTTCTCCTGCGTCTTTACGCGCCATGCTACAAGTCCAAAGTCTTTGTTCATTGCGCTTGATAATGATAATTTCTGTATTAGAAACTAAACAAGCTAAATCATTTTTCTGTTTTATTAGTTGATTAATAGCTTCTAATTTTTGCTTTTGTTCTAATTCAAAAACGGGTTGAGGGTTTTCTCCGTACTCTTGTACGGAGAAAACAACAGCTAACATAAAACTTTTTGTTTCTTTAAACTGAAAACGAATAATCTGCCAACTGAATTCACCATCAGGTTCTAATTCTCGATTCCAAATATCTAAAAAGGCTTGTAAATAACCTTCTAATCCTTTTTGAGTTTGACGGTTTTTATTAATATCGTTGAGAAGTCCTTGATTTTGTTGAGGATAGCTTTCAACAGGTTTTACTGACTCACTGTCTTGAATAGAGCAAGAATGACAAGAATTAAATGGAAACATAAAAGGCCTATTGGTTGCTATCAAGATATTAGGAAAGTTTAATAATTCGTTACAGATTAACTGTATTAGATTTATTCTCTGTAAAAATTAAGATCACACCAAAAGGAATCTTTCCAAAAATTTATCAATTTTATATTTTTTTCAGCTATTAATTTTCGCCAAAGACGAAAATTCTCAAAAAAATTATACCATCCAAAAGGAACATCTTCTCTAAGGGTAGTCCAAATAATAGGTAAATAGCTGTCGATAGGTTTATAAAGTTTGTTACAAACATAAATATAAAAACCAAGAGACAAAGTGTAAAACAACCCTTTGGTGATTAACATAAATCCCCACACAAAAATTAAAAACAAATTCAAGATTAAGGCTATCGGTTTTATTTTCATTTTTGACCTTTAATAGATTTTAAAGTTATTACTATGCTAGTTACACAAAAAAGCCAAACATACCAAAATTTAAAAAGCAATTCTGTTTCTGTTAAATGTAAATGAATGAATCTAATACCGAAAATTATACAAGTATTAAAACTCATGATAGCAATCAAAAGGTAATAGTTTATTTGTTTAGTCTTTTTCATGTCTTATTAGTTTAATCTTTTTAGGTGTTTTATATTACTTTACCACAATTAAAGTTATTTGTCTATAGTTTTGATAAGAAAATAAATTAAATTTATCTTTTCTGCCGTCAGTGTTTTAAGTATCATCAAGATTTCTATTAATTTATCCTTAAGTTCTTTTTTAGTGGGTTCTGTGTCACTTGGTTCATAGATGAAAGTTTTAGCACTTCCATCCTGTTCTATTTTAGTCAAAGTGTATTTTTCCATGATCATAGTGCCTTCTTTTAGGTGTAGGTTTATCTTAATATATTTAGCCCTCGATTTCTGATTCTTTGAGCAAGGTCTTTATTAAATACTTTTGATTTTTTAATCACAGTAATCTGATTGCTTGGCCAGTATTCTAGCAGAAAATCAACGAGTTCTATTGAAGTTGTGTGTATTCTAGCTTCTTTGCTGTATCCTTTTAGTAATTGGTAAAAAAGAAATAGTCCACTAAGCAGGTCTTTTTCAATTACCCAAAATACTAATCTAATTAATGTATTGCTAAGTCGCCAGTGTTTTAGAAGTTGGCATAGTTTTGTTTCCTCTAATTGCCAGTAACTGAAAAAATCCAAAACATTAGAGATTACTGGGTAGTCGCTTCTATTTACGAAGTCAGATACTAGAGCATCGATTGCTTCTAGAGATTGACACATCCCGATGGATGCAATCGATAATCCCTCTAATTTATATCCTGAGATAATTTGTAGCATGGTTTTAAAGTTTTGTTTTGTTTTCTTGCCTTAGTTTGCCTTGCCTTGTCTTGTATTTGTTTCCTTGCAATCTACTTAACAAGTCAAGCCGATTGTTACCCCCCGTAATCGAGACGGGAGTGAGTATAGATGTTCTTGCAATCTACTTAACAAGTCAAGCCGATTGTTACAAAATATTTTACTTATTATGGACAAATATAACACTCTTGCAATCTACTTAACAAGTCCAGCCGATTGTTACAAAATACCATGATTAAGCGATAAATAGCCTTTACCCTGTCTTGCAATCTACTTAACAAGTCAAGCCGATTGTTACTTGGGGTTAAGTCGGGATAGGCTGCATCTATGTCGACTTGCAATCTACTTAACAAGTCAAGCCGATTGTTACTCGTAAAGAATCTATAAACTTAGGTAGCCACTGCTTTCTTGCAATCTACTTAACAAGTCAAGCCGATTGTTACCCAGTCTCCCAGAGTGTAAGCTGCGTATAGCCTGCGTTGACTGTTTGCGCGGGTTGCGAGTGGATCGACCTTTTCCTTGTTTTTTTCTTGGGTGTCACTGGCTCGGAGGTCAAAACCAGTAAGGTTTCGAGGGTTTCTTCGCCAAGTAACAATCGGCTGGACTTGTCAAGTAATTCCTCCTGCGCTGATTCCTTATCGAAATCCTTCAGAGGCTTAACTTCCCCGGTACAAGCCGGGTAGCTTCTTACGAAGTCTGCTTTCCCTAAGATGTTGATTGCGGCGGCCACATCTCTGGGTAAAGTACATCCACACTCTAAACATTTATGGGTGCG